CTCTTTGTTTTAGATATGATGGAAGATGGTGGGTGGTTCAATCTTCCGAATCAAATTATAGACAGAAGCATAAACCCCAAGCCATCAACCAAGACGGCATAACCATGGACCTAATCTCACGCACCATACTCGGCTACACGGCAGAGGTCGTCGGAGTCAGCCCCGATGATATCTTAAGCGAAGTCAAGACCCAAGAACTGGTGCTGGCTCGAAGCATCTTTGCCGACATCGCCTACTCCGAATACCTCTACACCTACTGCCAAATCGGGCGAATTATTAAAAGGAATCATGCAACGGTTATGCATAACCTCGAAATCCTTGCGATAAACATGAGAGCAAGGCCGGACATTAAATTCCTTCGTACACAGGTTCTCAACAGGACACGGGATTTTTTGCAACATTAACAACAACCCCCGCCATCTTTGCGTGAGTGAACGCAGAGAACGTCATCCTTGACCTTTATCGCAGCGGAGAAATCCGCAAGGCTTGCCTCACCATCACGGGGGGCAATCCGCTTTGGAAGGACCTTGAACAAGAGGTCGTCCTCATCCTACTCGAAAAAGACCCCGACAAGATTACCAAGATGCAGGTCCAAGGGTACCTGCGTTTTTACATCGTTCGTTTGATAATGAACCTGTACCGGGGCAACAACAATCAATTCGCCAAGAAGTACCGCCACCACGACGAGCGGGTTGAAGTGGATCCCGAAACCCAAGAACTGGGCAAGGACTACGACTCCCTGCTCGACGACCTTTGGGCCATCGCCCAGCAAGAGATGGACTCTTGGGCCAAGGATGGGGCATTTCCGTACGACAAAGAACTGCTCAATCTGCTGATGCAGACAGGTAACATGAAAGCCATGAGCCGGGAAACGGGCATCCCGTACCGGAGCATCATTTACTCAATCGAACAGGCCAAGGCCAAAATCAAAACCGCAATCGAAGCCAATGGATATACTGGTTTTTCCAATCCTGATTAGTGCTTTAGCGACCCTTGCGGTCGTGGAGTTCCGGGTCCTGCCTTCGTGGTTCTACGCTTTGCCATTCGTCAAGCGGAAGCCGTTTTCGTGCATGACCTGCTTCGGGTTTTGGCTTGGCTTTGCTCTGACCCTGCCGACCTGCCAATGGTACTTGGCTCCAATCCTTGGCCTTGCCACATCTGCCACCGCAATCCTACTCCGAGAATGGACCTTCAAATGACCAACGACCAGTTCGTAATTGCCCAAAAGCACAGGAAGTATTGGGACCAATACATCGCCTCGCTGACGATGCGACTGCCACCCGATGCGGTTGGTGAACTGCAAGCCATCCTCACGGCTCATGGACGACCGCCCACGAATTGGTGGTGTGCGGACTGCGTAAAATCGGCTCTCCAATACATTTACCTTCAAGCGGACTTGTTTGCCGAGTCCAACCAAAACACCATAAACCACTCCCTGAATGCCCCTGCCAATCCCGAACAATAACGAAAGCAGAGAAGGCTTCATCGGTCGCTGCATGAGCAACAACGAGACCAATGCAGAGTTCCCCGATACGGCTCAACGGCTTGCCGTTTGTGGCTCAACGTGGGAGAATCACAAAAGGCAGCAGTTCGAGTCTTATTCGGACTACGGCCAAGAGATTCGGTCGAATGCCAAGCGAGGGATAGAACTGAACGAGCGGAACGGCAACAAGTGTGCGACGCAAACAGGCAAGGTCAGGGCGCAGCAGTTAGCCAACGGGGAAGCCATTTCCCTTGAAACCATCAAGCGGATGCACTCCTACCTGTCCCGTGCTGAAACCTACTACGACAACGCAGACGATACCTCGGACTGCGGTTACATCTCCTACCTCCTGTGGGGTGGCAAGTCGGCTTTATCATGGAGCAGGAACAAACTTCGGGAACTTGGCGAACTCAAAGGCTAAGGATGACGAAGCCCAAGTGCAGGCTCGGATGGATTCGCTGATGATGGTCATAACGACCCTCTGCGACTGCATCGGAGCGGTGGACGATTCCAATGCCCCGAACCAATACGAAGTGAAAATGAAAATCGTAAACAAGATAAGCGACCTAATAGACAAAATCGAATACTAATGGGAACCAGCAAGGGCAACGGCAAATACATTGAAACCCCCGAAAAGATGTGGGAGTACTTTGAGGCATACCGGGCAGGGGTCAAGGCAAACCCAAGGACCAAGACGGTATTCCCCGGCAAGGATGCTATCCCCCAGCATGAGCCTTTGGAGCGACCGCTGACCTTGGAAGGCTTTGAGAACTGGTGTGCGGATGCAGGCATCATTGAGGACCTTGGGACCTATTTTACAAACAGGGACAAGCGATATGACGACTATGTAGCCATCTGTTCACGCATAAAGCGAGTCATCCGTCAAGACCAAATCGAAGGGGGTATGGTCGGTCAGTACAACGCAAGCATCACCCAACGGTTGAACTCTTTGGTGGACAAGCAGGAGAATCAGGTCTTTATTGAACAATGGACCGAAGATGATTGATGAAGGTCATAAACACCACCGCCAAGCGGAAGATTGAATCGCTGACCCATCGTAAACGGGTCATCCAAGGAGGGACCTCGGCCTCCAAGACCTTCAGCATCCTTTGCGTTTTAATCAAACAGGCTTGCACGAAGAAGACCGAAATCAGCATTGTCGGGGAAACCGTGCCTCACCTTCGGAGGGGTGCGATTCGGGACTTCATCAAGATAATGATTGCCAAGGGCATCTTCGTTCCGGCAAGGTGGAACAAGACCCTGCTGACCTACCAGTTCGCTAACCGTAGCACCATTGAGTTTTTCTCGGCTGACCAAGAGGCAAGGCTCCGGGGTGCAAGGAGGCAGGTGCTATTCATCAACGAGGCGAACAACATTGACTTTGAGTCCTACTACCAGTTAGCCATTCGTACCAGCGAGGCCATCTACATCGACTTCAACCCAACTCACGAATTTTGGGCGCATACCGAGGTCTTGCGTGAGGACGATTCCGAACTGCTCATCCTGACCTATCAGGACAACGAGGCTTTGCCCGACACGATTAGGAGGGACATTGAACTGAACCGAACCAAAGCCGAAACATCTGCCTATTGGGCGAACTGGTGGAAGGTGTACGGCCTCGGTCAGGTCGGGACGCTTCAAGGTGCGATATACGAGGACTTCGAGGTGGTGGAGGGTATCGATGTCAGCCGTGCGAAATTCGTCGCCCTTGGGCTTGACTGGGGGTTCAGCAACGACCCTACGGCCTTGGTAGCAATCTACCGCCAAGGGGACTGTCTGCTGATTCAGGAACTGCTCTACTCCACGGGTCTAACCAACCAAGACATCGCAGACAAGTTGCGGACGCTGGGCATCACAAGGGCTTGGGAGATAGTGGCCGATTCAGCCGAACCCAAGAGCATCGAGGAAATCTACCGACTTGGATTCAATATAAAGCCAGCAGAAAAGGGTCCCGATTCGGTCAGGAACGGGATAGACATCCTCAAGCGCTTCAAGTTGCAGGTAACCAAGGATAGCACCAACCTCATCAAAGAACTGCGGTCCTACACTTGGGCAACCGACAAAGAGGGCAAGAACACAGGGGTTCCGATTGACTCGTTCAACCACGCCTGCGATGCGATGCGGTATGTGGCACTCAACAAGTTAAGGGTCAGTAACTCGGGGAAGTATGTTGTTGTGTAACTTTGGGGTACTAAACCTCTAAACCATGAACCTAAAGCACATCAAAGACGTAATCCTCGAAAATTTAGGAGATATCCCTCGAATCGTGGAGTTCCTCTTTATGCTTACACTTGTGCTAACCAGTGCGACTGTCATTACGGCTATTGCCTGCATTATTGGCTACAAGGTGGCTCTTTTCCTTTGTGGGTTACTTGGTATCGCAATATGAACCCCGAACGCATCCTTGACCTGCTCATCGAAATCGGCAAGACGATTGCAGCCGTTTTCTTCATCATCACCCTTCTAACCCTGCTGCTTCAATGAACAAACATTACAAATTTGAACTGCATTGCGAGGCTGGCGTTTACTACGCTAACTCGCTGCTTGGCCTAATCCTTCAAGTCATTAGGCATCGCTTTTGGCATTTGACGCATGATGGTGTTTGGATGGATTAGTATGAAAGTCGTCCACTACTACCACATCTACTGCGGAGGGAATTGGCAGTTAATCCTCAACCAGCACATGATGGCGGTCTGCAATTACGGCCTCATCAACGTCTTGGATGAGATTCGTGTCGGAATCGTCGGTCCACCTGAACAACGCAAGGCGGTCAAGGAGGTGCTGGAGAACTCGATGGTGGCCGATAAGGTCAAGGTCGTAGTTACCCGAACCAACGCTTGGGAGCAGGCGACCCTTACCGAGATGTACCGGGCCTCGCAGGAAGAGGAAGCCGTGTACCTGTACGCCCACACGAAGGGGGCAAGCGACCCATCTTTGATAAACCAACTTTGGAATCGCAGCATGACCTTCTTCAACGTCGTGGCTTGGGAACGCTGCCTGCAACTGCTCGAAGGCGTTGATGCGGTGGGATGCCATTGGATTACCAAGGAGCAGTTCCCACACATGGCTGACCACAACAACCCGGATGGCTACCCCTACTTTGGCGGAACCTATTGGTGGGCCAAGTCGAGCCACATCAAGGAACTGGGTGAGCCTGTACGAGAACACCGCTGGCAAGCCGAACATTGGATTGGCAAGAAGCCCGACACGAAGGTCCACGACACCAACCCCGGATGGCCGGGTCCCGAAAAGTTTGTAATCACATTTTAACCATGAAAGACAAAGAATTAATCGCCATCCTCGACGAGTTAGACCTCAATGGTGCTGACTGGGAGGGAGGAACCGACAAAGCCAACGGCCACAACTACACAAGCACCTATGCCAAGTACTTGGCTGAAATGAGA